ACCCTGACCTTGCCGCGCCGCTCGCCGCATAGGTCCCGCGGATCACGCCGCATCCGGAATCATAGAGCGTGTGAACGCAAGTCGGCGAATAGAGGTTCCGCGGCATGTCGTAGTCGAGGACCACGAGATCGCTCGCGACCGTCACCGTCGCCGAAGTCCGGCCGACATGGTCGACGGTCGAAATACGGCCTTGGAACATGATCACGCCGCCGACTGCTGTTCCGCCCGGAGCGGTCAAAAATACCCGGTAGCGGATGATCTCGGCGCCATCAAAAGCGCCGTCGCGGAGCGCGATCAGGAACGGAGCGCCGTTGATCGTGTCCGTTGGCCTGGCGCTGATCGTCAGTTGCTGCTTGTCGACCTCGAGCCCGACGCTCGCCTTGTATTTGAGCCCGCTCACGAGCGGCCCGACGCAATTGAAAGCGTAGCCGTTGTAAACGACCGGATAGTCGACGTTGGTCCAGGCATAGAGGGCGCCCGTAGTCGTCGTGAACTGGAAGCATTCGGCGAACGCGATCGGCGCGTCGATCGCAGCGCGCGCGGCGTTGATCAGGTTCGTGACCGCTGTCGTCGTTGCTTTCATCAGAAAGGCCGCACCGAGCGGAACTTGACGCTCTCGGCCCGCCAGAGAGACTGCATGAAATTCTCGAAATCCTGATCGTCTGCAGCGAACCGGCACTGGAACGCGTAAGAGAAGGTTGCGGTGATCGCCACGCCGCTGCCGGGAGGCGTGCCGAACACGAGGCTGTTCGGCGTCGTGAGCGACCATCCCGACGCCTGATTCACCCCGTTCAGGTAAATGTTGGCGATGGCCGTGACCCATCCGACCGGCTCAAAGAACGTGCCGAGGTAACGCGAGATTGTGAAGGTGGTGGTTGCGCCGTCGCCTGTCGCGAGCGCCCCGGCGGTCACGCTGTTGTCGGTCGGGTCGGTATAGAGAAACGTCCCATACTGCCCCTGGCACTCCAGGAAGAGGCCCATGAGGCTTTGCAGCGAGTTGGCGCCGAGGCCCGGATAGGCGCCCGACGAGGAATCGAGCCCGTCAAAGGTGAGTTCGAACTCCCAGATCGGATTCTCATAGAGAGCATCGCGGACCTCACGGCCCGAGACGTGCGAGGCGACGAGAGTGGCGAACCTCGGCTTTTTGTGGACGCTCCATCCTTGGCCGGCGAGCGCCGGAAACGACGCCGGCGTGGTCACGGGCGAATCGTCGTGAGCCGAAGGGTCCGAAGCTCGAAGAGCATGGTCATGAACTCCTCGAAGTCCTGCACGTCCTCAGAAAACCGGCACAGCCAGAGCAGCCCGAAGTCGGCCGTGAGGGCGACGCCTGCGCCGGGCGCGGTCGCGAACACGATCGCGGGCGCATAGCCGCTCGAGACTGTCCATCCGCTCGATTGCGATACGCCGTCGAGATAGACCGCGGTGACGCCCGACGTCCCCTGCACAGTCTCGGTCGCGCCGCCGACGGTGCGCACGAGCGGGAAGGTCGTGGCGGATCCGTTCCCGGTTGCGAGCGCTTGGCCCGTGAGAGCCGAGAGGCCAGGCGGGGCCACCCAGAACGGCGTCGCCGCGCCGCTCATCCCGGCGAAGAATCCGGCGATCGTCTGGAGTTCGTCATAGACCGCGGCGGACCGCAGCATCTCGTGAGTCAGTTCGATGTCGTAGGCAGCGCCGGCGCGTTGGGCCGCGCGCGACTCGCGGCCCGAGACATGCGGCGCGAGAAGCGTCGAGAACTTCGGTTTGACGTGGGCTGACCATGCGATGGTCGAAACCATCGGAAAGCTCTGATAGGTCCCCGGCGACGGCGGCGCGCTCGGCGCAGGCGGCGGGAGCGAAGCGCGCGCGCCGGCGGGAGAGTTCCAGTCGCCAGCGCGCCAGTTGCCGAAATCGCCCCATTCCGAGGAATCGATCGGGAAGACAGGAAAGGGCCTTGCGTCCCAGTTCCAGACGCAACAGAACGTCCAGTTGAGCATCTCGACGCCGGCGCTGGACGTCGCATTATTGCCGTTCGTCACCCAGTAATCGTAAATCGCCTGGAGGGCGACTGATTGGATCGTGTCGTCTCTGCGGGGCAGGTAGCCGCCGCCGGAGGCTGAGTCCCAGATCGACCAGTAGGGCGTCGCGCTCTCGGTCGACTTGGCGTCGAAGAACACGTTCGGTTGATTCGCGCCCTTGTCGACGGCCGAGCAACCGTATTCGAGCATGATGATCGACTTGGACTGCGCCCGCCATTCGGTCTGCGGTCCCTGAGGAACCCAGGCGCCGCCGCTGCCCGCGTAAACGGCCTGGTGGGTATTGTTCCACCACCAGCGCAGTTGCTTGTTCGCGAGGATCTGCTGGTTGGCGCTATAGGCGTTGCGCGCCTGCGCCAGCCGGCCGCCTTCCGGCAGCGAGACCTGGAGGCCAGACCCGTTCGGGTCGAACCCACGGCCGCCGTTGGCGCCGTCGTTGTAGTACCAGTTGAAATATTGGCCGCCTTCGATGTTCGCCATGAGATCGGCGGGCGAATAAATCGACGGGACGCCGGAAAGCCCAAGACCCGACATGCTCGCTGCCGACGGCGGCCATGAGCCCGCCGGCGCCGGTTGGAGCCAATTGACCGTGGCGTCTATCCCGCCGGCGCCGGTCGTCCAGTCGCTGAGCGGCAGATAGTTGTCGAAGGCGACGACGTCGATGTTCGAAGACGCCCAAAGGGTGTCGAGATGCGGCCACTGACCGTTTGCGCCGGGATGTTGCCAGCCCATCCAGCTCGACCAGTCGGCCGAGTAGGTGATGAGGTTTGAGAGCGTCGAGAGGTTTCTTGTGAAGCCCGAATTGTCGAACGTCGAGCGCGCGTCGGCGGCAAGCTGCGCGAGTCCGGCGATGAATGGATAGTCCCAAACGGCGTAGCCCGAGCCATCGGTTGTCCCGGCCGGCGTCCATGTCGGGCCCCTGATCGTCTCGAGGCCGCGGAGCTCGGATCCGATGACGAAGAGATTGACCCCGCCCGCGACGCAACAGAGGTTGGCGTAGTGCAGGATCATACGGCGATAGGTCCAGTCATACAGATTCCCGGCATACTCGACCGTCCCATTTGCCGCGTCCTGCGTGAACTGCCCGACGGCCGCTGAGCCGAGGAAGGCATTCGCAGCCGCCGTCGCCTCGCTTGAAATGTCCGGCGAGTAAGTGATTCGCCCGCGCCACGGAAAGCCCGATCCCGTTCCGAGCAGGAACGGATAGAAGACGACTTTGAAGCCCCGCGATTTGAGGTCCTGAATGCAGCGAACGACCGACGGATCGCTCGGCGTCCCCCCGTAAACGGAATTCGTTGTGCCCGGCAACGCGGGCAGCGGAATGATCCCCGGAAAGTCAGCCTGGGTCAGGCTCGACACCGTCCAGTTCGCTGAAGTCCAGACGCCGCCGACGAGCTGCTCAAAGGCCCCCAGCAGATAGTTCGTCGACGGGTAGACGTTGCACGAGCCTGCCGCCTCCGAATTGAAAAACCAGGCGACGACCAGCGAGACCGTCGTGCATTCCGGGTGAGCCGCCTGCAACTGGTCGATCGCGTAGGAATAATCGGTCTTTGTCCCCCCCGGCGCGAAGAACGTGTTGAGATTCTGTTGCGGCGCGCCCGCGAGGGCGCCTGTGTGGGGGACGGTGTCGTAAGCAAACTCGCCGGTCGCCGGCAGGAGATGCACGCCGCCGATGAAGACCATGGCCGCTTCAACCGCCGAGACGGCGCAGGCCGAGCCGGGCGCCGTGGCGGACCGCTTCGTCCACCGCCTTCAGCATGGCCGAGCTATTGCTCCTCATCCATTGCGAGACCGAGGCGGAATCGAGCGCGGACACGTGAACGTTGGTCGTCGGATGGATGTGCACCGCCGAGCCTCCCGGGACGCCTGACGCGCCGCCGTCGTTCAAGAACGATCGAAAGGCGCCCGCCTCTGTCGCGGGCATGACGAGTTCATTGTGGTGCACGAGGGTCAGCATGTCGTGGGGAACCTGCCACATGCCGATATCGGCCGAGGCGACCGAGCCCGCCATGCCGGCGACAGTCGCTTGCGCCGCCGCGGCGGGTCCTGCGGCCAGCGGCCCCATGAGGGGCGAGAGGAAGCCGAACACGCCGGCGAAGGTCTCCGCGGCCGACGACAGGATCGAGCGGATCATCGCCGCGCCCTGAGCGCCCATGGAGGCTGCAGCGCCCGCTTCTTCGGCGCCTGTCCGCGCCGCAACGCCCGTTGTCGCCGCCGCCGTCTTCATCGCTTCCGCCATCGCCGCATGCGCGACCGTCGTCTCGCTCCATTCGATGAATTTGATCAAGAGGTCTTCGAGCGCTCTCTTGAATGCGGCCCGCCAGTTCTCCGTGCCCGACAATAGGCCGCGCAATTGCGAATTGAACGCCTGCTCAATCGAATTGGCGAAGAATTGATAGTCGCTCTCCTGCTGCTGCAGGGCCGAGCGCGCGAGCGATCCCATCTCGTCGTCGCGGCGGCGCGTCGCTTCGATTAGCATGTCGTCGACGCGCTGCTTCGCCGCGAGCGATTGCGCGCCGAGCGTTTCGCGCTTTTGCAGCGCGGCGAGTTCGCTGGAATAGTCTTCATCGAGCGCCTGGCGCGAAAGCGCCAGCTTTTGCGCCTCAGTGATCTCGTAGAACCGCGCCTCCTCGGCATAGAGCGCGAGCTTCTGCTTGAGCCCGTCGGCGAGGATTCGTAGTTCCTCCGAAGTAGCGAGCTGCGCCGCCTTGATCGCGTCCGCGGCCGCCGCGTCGTCGCCCGAGCGAAGCGCCGCGGCGGCGCGGGCGCGGTCGGCGGAGGACGCCTGCTCGAGCGACTGGGTTGCGGTCAATGCGTCGCGATAAGGCTGCAGTCGCTCGGCGCTGAAAGCCTCGGACGAGGCGTTCGCGAGCGAAGCCAGCCCCGTCTTGATGTCGCTGAACGGCGCAGAAAAGCTCTCAAGCGCCTCTTTCGCCTCGCCGACGCCCGCGACGAAGTCGGCGATCGAGGCGCTGAAGCTGACGGAGACGTTCGCGTCGGTCATCGCATGTCCTCGTTCAGAGTGTCCCCTCAGGGAACGTCGCCTTGAGCTCGGCGACCGTGGGCTGCCGCGGCGGCGCGGCTTCGCCCGGCGGGCGATACTTGAGCGCCGCGGCGACGAGCCAGTGGACCGGCGGATTGCGCCGCCATTCCGCGTGCAGCGCAAGAAATCGCGGCATTGTCAGCTGATCGAGCGCTTGATCCCAGCTCCAGCCGGTGTTGGCGACGACGCCCGCGATCAGGGCGTCGAAATCGACTTTCCCGGCTCAGGCGACGCCTCCGGCGTCGCGCTCTTGCCCGGACGAAGCCCCGCCGCCTTGGCGACGGAGGGAAAGGCCTGGATCAGCTCGCCGACCGAGAACGTCAGGTCGAGGAAGTCGGCATAGGAGAGCGCCGGATCGACATGGGCGATCGCGCGCCAGGTCGCCTCCGCCAGACGATCCAGCTGCGCCTCGCCAAGCCGCGCGACGCTGTCGCTCGACATCGAAGGGCCGCCGGCCTCGAGATAGATGTCGAACAGCGCCGGCTGGATCGCCTTGATGACTCGGAAGGGCAGGTGGGGCGCGGCCCAGCTTCTGCCGCCGAGCGCGATTTCGAACGTCTCCTCGCTCACGCCGCGTCTCCGAAGTTGAACTGACAGACCTGGCCGGCGGCGTTGGCGAAGCACTGGAAGTCGAGTTCGGGAATGAGAAAGTCCTCGACCTTGGTGCCGAACGACAGCTTTTCGGCGACGCAATTGTAGAGCAAGAGCGAGAACTGCTTGCCGGTCCCGGGGTCGGAGGCGAAGAGGTTC